AGATATACAGGGTGGTAGGGCAAATGGTACTTTTTCAGAATACAAATCTACTTCATTTAGTAGTGGTGTAATGTCTGTTGGAAGTGGTATAGATAATGCAAGTGATAGTTCTGCTAATTCCTATATCTATTTTTATAATTTAGGGGATAGCACAAAATATAGTTTTTCTACTTATCACACAGTTTATAACTACTTTGACAGTGCTGTATTTGAAATGAATTTTGGAAGTGGTGTATTAACACAAGCAAGTACAGTTGATGGTATGAGGATTTTAACAAATGGCGGTACTTTTTCAGGAGATTTTTCCCTTTATGGAATTAGGAGTTTTTAATGGCTACTAATTTACAATTTATAAAATCTGCTAGTGGAACAAATGTTACTACTTTATCTGTAACTGATTGTTTTAAACAAGGATATGATGTATATAAAATTACTTTAAATTCTGAGAGTAATTCAACAGATGGTTATTTTGGATTTCAACTTATTGATAATTCAAGTTCTATTATCACAGGAAGCGAATATGATGAGGCAGTTTTGGGTTTGAGGTCTTATAATAGTTTTTTAGAAAATCGTTCTGCAACTGCTTCAATGGTATCTGCTGGTTACGACCAAGATAATGGGGCTACTATGGTAATTTATATTTACAATCCAGATGATAGTTCAAGTTTTACATTTGGAAATTTTCAAAGTGGTGGTGGTACATCAAGCAATCAACTTTTTGGAACAAAAGGAATTTTTGTTCATCATAATGCTGAAATAATTTCTGGAATACATTTTAAAATGTCGGCAGGAAGTAATGATTTTAATTATATAAATGTGTCAGTATATGGAGTTAAATGAATTATGAGTGGTAGCTTAATTAAAATTCAAGAAACAACAGTTAGTTCATCAGTAAGTTCTGTTTCTTTAGTTGGTATCGACACCACTTTTGATGTGTATAAGGTTGTTTTAAATAATATGACAGTTAGCACAACTGCTTTTATGTATTGGCGAGTTACTAAATCTGGAACAAATGACAGTACTGCAAATTATGATTTAGCAATGAACCAATTAAGTGCAGATAGAGATTTTTCCGATTTTTCAACAACTAATGCAACACAATGGGGTATTGACGCAATGACTAATACAGATGTTCTTAATGGAATATTTTATTTGTTTAACTTTAATAATTCTAGTGAATTCAGTTTTGCCACTTGGGAACAAACAAAAAATGAGGGTGGTAATTTAAGAGCAGAGCAGGGTGGTGGAGTTCATACAGTTGCAAGTGCTAGTGATGGCATTTTTCTAACATTAGATACAGGAACAATAGATAGTGGAAATTTTAAATTGTATGGACTTAAAAAATAAAATAGTATGGTAATATAGGAGATATTATGGCAACAAAAGAAGAGCTACAAGCACAAGCAGACGCAGAAATAGAGGCAGCAAAGCCTTTATATAAACAAGTCAATGATGAAAGAATGGAATTGTCTGATGCAGATTATGACCAAGCTAAGATTGATTTAGGTAACGCCAAATGGGAAGAACAAGAGTTTGGTTACATTTCTGCAAGACAAGCTGCTTACGCAAGTATACCTGACCAACTTGACCAACAATATTGGGATGCAGTCAATGGTACAACTACTTGGAAAGATGCTATAGCAAAAGTTAAATCTGATAATCCAAAGCCTGAGTAAATCTATGATATAATCCCTTGATGGATTATGTAATCGGATTTATATTAGGATACTTTATTAAAAACTTTTTAACATGGTTAGATAGATTTGCTGTGCCTGATGTACCTGACAATTACAAAGAAGAGGATTGGGATTGGATAACATGAGCAGTGGAAATGGTTACACAAATAAGGAACTTCTAAACATAATTATTGAGACCCAAGAAAAAACAAACGAAAGAATCGATTTACTTCACGAAAAAGTAAACAGTAAAATTTCAAGACAAGAATTAAGCGGTTGGCTTGTAGCAGGTTCTGCATTGGTGGTGTTAGTCAACGCCCTAATGTAGGAGGTAATATGTGCTGCGGTCAAGGTTGCTGCAATGGTGGTTGGTAGCATCACTGGTTTTTATGCCACTTAAGGCATTAGCTGACCATGTTCCTACACAACCTGCATACAATCAATCAATAGCTTTAGATACATCAACAGGTGATTTAACTATTGGTATATATACATCTGATGGATTTGAAGATAGTCCACCTGAAAAATACACTATATGGTTTACCATAAGTGATGAAACTATAGATATATCTACTGCTTATTGTATATCTACATCTTTCGGACACACAGATAATCTTGTGTGGAATTATCATGTATTTTCTTTAGAGGACCTACAAACATATTTTGAAAATCCCTATGGAACATTTAGAACAAAGATAAGGTCTGATAATGACACAGACCAAAGTTATAGCACATTAACATTAGAGCAATCAATAGTGATACCTAATGAATTACCTTTTATAAATTTAGGTGAATGGACTGCTCCTACAAATACTTGTACCGATACAAGCACAACCACTACAACTACGACAAGTTCTACCACTACAACAACTGTGCCTGAAGAAACTACAACAACTACAAGTAGTACAACCACCACGACTACTACCACAACTTTACCACCAAAGCCTGAGCCACAACCTGAACCACCACCTGCACCTGAGCCTGAACCTGAGCCTGAACCTGAGCCAATAGAAATTGTTATGGATGATGGAACTGTAGTTGAATATACAGAAATTGAAGTAGAGGATGGAACAGTTGAGAGAGACAATGAAAGACAAAAGAACTTTGAATTGTATGGTGTAGAATTGACTGATGAGCAAGTTGCAAGAGGTGATTTAGAATTATATGATATTGAAATCATTGAAGAAGAGGACATGGGAGAACTCGGAGAAGAGCTTTCTGATGATGTTGATATACCTGATGTTGTGGAAGATGAGTTTATTGAAGAAGAAATTATTGAGCTTACTGAAGAAGAAGTCAAAGAACTTGAACGAGAGATGGAAAGAGATGTTAAGAAACTTGAATATGAAGAAGAAATTGAAATATTTGTTTTTGAAGATGAAGAAGAACTTGAAGAGTTTATTGACACAATTATTGAAGTAGAAGAGTATTTAGATGACTTTGAAGAAGTTGAAATAATAATAATTGAAAACATTGAAGACATAGAAATAGACTTAAAAGACATTAAAATAGAAGAAGATAAATCTAAACCTAAAGAAGACATTGAGATTATTGAAGAGGTTATAGAAGATGAAAACAACATTGAAGTTCTACCACTGGAAGATATTACCGAAGAAGTTGAAGAGATACTTACTGAAGAAATGGTTGATGAAAAGGTTGCAGAGCTAGAGGAAGTTATAGAGATAGAGGAAGATTTAACTGATGAGGAAGTCGCAGAGGCAATCGAAGTATTTGTGCAAGAACTCGACACCGAAGAAGTTGTAGAGGTTCTTGAAGAAGTAAATGACATAGGTGTACAGAACTTAGACCAGGCTACAGAAGAAGTCCAGGAAGTTGTACAAGCTGTAGTTGAAGAGGCTATAGAAGATGTAGAAGAACTAACCGAAGAACAAGTAGAAGTTGTTGCAGAAGTTTTACAAGTACAAACTGAGGATGTAGAAATTATAGCTGAGGCAGTAAAAGAAGATGAGGTAGTTGCTGAGGCAGTAGAAGAGTATGTTGAGAGAGCTGTAGAAAATGCAGATGTAGAAAATTATACACTAGCTGATGTAGTTACAGAGGTACAGTTTGAAACATTCTTAGAGAATCCGATAGAGACTTTTGTAGATATAGATTTAACAGAAATAAACATAACAAACATAGGAGATGATATGACACAGGACCAAAAAGAAAAAGCACAAGAAGTAGTAGTGCCAGTTATTTTGACTAGAATAGCTACTATGGCAGCTTTTGTATTTAGGAAAACAATATGATAAATAAAATATGGTCATGGTTTGTGGAGGCTATAAAAGAAACACTGAACCTTAGTTGGACATTGGTTGGTTTGATTATAGCTACGCTTACATTGACTGGAAGTGCAAGACAGATTACTGGACTAGCCACCTTAATTACATTAGCTATTTGGTTACTTACTATAAGTTTTAGAAAATGAGTTATATGAAAAGACTGTATGAACAGAAATGTACAGCTAAACTTATTAATGGTACATGGGTTACAATTTGTAATTGTCAATTCGGTGTACATTCTCATAGTGAGATAGAGAAACGAGTAATAGAAAAGGTGAGAGATGAAATTACAAGTAATACGAACCCAACTGGGTAAAGACGCAACAAACGGATTATTATTTATTGATGGGTTGTTTGAGTGTTATACACTAGAGGACCAGTATCAAGCTAAGAAAGTTATGCATGAAACCTGCATACCTGAGGGAACATACGATATAAAACTTAGGACAGTTGGAGGTTTCCATGAACGCTACAAAAAGAAATATCCTACATTCCACCGTGGTATGTTGTGGATTCAAAATGTTCCAGGATTTGAGTATATCTTAATTCATCAAGGCAACACAGACGAACACACATCAGGTTGTCTTATAGTTGGTGATAGTCAACAAGATTTAGATGTAAACTTTAATGGGATGGTCGGCAGTTCAGCCAATGCGTATAAAAAATTATATCCAAAAATATCTGCACAGTTATTAGCAGGTAATGAGGTGACTATTGAGTATAGTAAAATACAATTAGAGGCACAAGAACCTACAGATATGTATGAGAAACTACAAGAGATAAGCGGTGAAATACAGGTTTTGACTGCTAAACTTGATGGAAAGAACATAATATGAGTGATTTATTTGAAAAAAATAAAAGACAAAGAAACCAAGACGGCACATTTAAAAAAGATGTGGGGTGGACTCCTTGGAACGAGGCATGGAGTTACAAAATGAGTGATGACTTAAAAGACATGCTAGAACGTACCCTTTGGACATTTATCGAGGCATTTATCGGTGCATTGGTAGTTGCTCCATTGGCAGGAATTGACGCAAATTCCGTACAACTTGCAGCAATCGCAGGTGGTGGTGCAGCTCTAGCAGTAGTAAAGACATACGCTAAAAAACAAATCAGTAAGTAGTTTTTATCTTATAAATCTTGTATAATACTATTGACAGGATTGGAGATGTATTACACGTAAAGAACCTATACCTGAAGAGTGGGGTAATAATTTTTATAAATCAGGTTGGAAACCTGGTCTTGAAGTTAACGAACAAAGTGGATTAGGTGAGATAACACACGTAGGAACTGACCCTAATTACAGGGAAAAGTTTGATGACATACTCTTACAATGGTCC